ATGTGACCACCAAGTAGCCCTTTCTGATCTAAGGTGACCCCACCTTGTCAGTAGTTTTTCTCTCTTGGTTTTCATTAATTAACCGCCTAATAATGTGTTTTGGCCAAGGTTTAATTCATTAGGATCTACTCCCATGTTGCCAGTTAACAATGTTCCAGATGCTCCCTGTTGTGCTGACAATTCAGCAGCGTCTAATGAACTTTCAACATCTACATTTTGCCTATTGGCTCTGTTGTATTCTTGTTCTGATCTTTGTTTCTCTGCCATTGCACGAGATTCTGCACGTTCATTGGCTTTACGTTGGTCTTCTAATGCCTGTCTTTGTACTTTACGTTGGTCATTTGCGCTTTTAACAGCTACAAATGTAGATCCAACTGCGGCAATTGCTGCTACAACTCCCATGTCATAACTCCTTGGAATAAATAATGTCTTGTACACCGTAGTTGATTCTTGGTAACAAAGCTGACAAAGTGGTGTTTTCTTTGCAATGCCATAGCATTAGTTTGCATCCAAGTGATGTTGCATGGTTTTCTGTTTCCCTAATCAATTTTAAACCGATTCTGCCACCCCTATGTTCTTTGCCGATAAACAACAAATCGTTTTGGGCTATGCGTAGATCAGCATAATGTAAATGATTAGTGACAAAGTTAACAGAATAACCTATCAATACATCATTTTGCCTTGCTGAGAGAATGAAGATTTGCCGTGCCGACTCCATTTTGCGGTACGTTTCTTCATCTGGCTTTAGCTTCATAACTTGTTTGTTACGAGCAATCTCTTCGTAATGCTCCTCAAACAAGACATTTGCTTCTGCCAACATTTCGTCAACTGTAGCAAGTTTGATTTCCGTTTTGGATACCCTACTTTTGTTAACAGTAGCTGTACTATCTGGAGTTACGGTCACACTTGTTCTCGTAAATGGCATAAAGGATATTTAGTTACACAATCAAATATTATATGCACTCTGTCTGTCATGCCAACATTGTCCGCTGTGTGTATTTTTTTGTGGTTAAACCACCAGACTTCGCCTACCTCAAACTTTTGTTTTTGATCACCACAAGTTTGGCTACACCACTGGTTAGATTTAAGTACAATATGAAACCGGGAATAGTGATCTGCATACAATCCTTGGTCGTTATGTTTAGTTACATGGCCACTAGGTTTAAGATTAACAATAAGTACCCTACCCATCTCCTTAACTTCTAACTTTTCCAACACTGGTCGCATTAATGGTACAAGTGCTGTCTGTAAATACTCCATACATGGGTAGTCATATGATCCTAAATCGTGCATGACGTAGTACAAACTCATTTTTAATGGCCCTCTGACGTATATGCACTTGGTATCTTTGTGTGGTGAGTTAGTTACTTTTTGGCGTGCTGTTATTTCTGTCCATAATTCTGGTTTATCGTCTAATAATTTAAGCAATGGCTCTACATCTAAACCATGTGCTACACGAATAAAATTAGAGTCTGCTGTATGGGTCATATTCCGTCTTACTTGTAGACTCTTTACGTCTTTTGATGTATATGTCCTCTGGCACTTTTTTGGCTACCGGGAGGGCAAAGGTTAGTGCTAATGCATCAGCTAAATCTGGTGACCCTGCTCCCTGTAATCTCTTCTTGATCTGATCCTTACTTTCCAATACACGCCTACCTACATTGTCGTACCAATAAATTGGTGTAGCTAACTCTTGTTTTAATGCTATGTCGTTAGGTATTGCACCACCTTCTTCTATCCATTCTTTCATTAGCCACCACATCTCACTTCTACGGTTGATGTATTGCTGTTGTTTGATTGCTTTGCCACCAAAAGGTACTTCGATTACGTCATATGACAATTGCCTTAATCTGTCGATTACACCACTACCTGCACCTGCGTCACAGAACACAGCATCCGGGTCATGTTCCTCTATCAGATTGGCTACTCGTGACGCTAACTCCATGTTGTCTATACCACGATATACAACTGGCTTAAATGCTTGCTTACCTTGTCTTCTGAATACCACAGATCTGTCATCCCCAAACCTTGCTGGGTCAATGCCAAGAATTATTGGGAACAATTTGACATGGTCACTCTGATATACACGTTTTGCTGCGTCTTCGGTATCTGCTAATGCAATTAACTGGTCATCACCTTGGGCTGAGAAATCACATAAATATTCCCTAGCAAATGATGTTTCACTCATATCACGTTGCAACCTTTTCACCTCGTTTGGGTGTAGCGAATCAGTATCGAATACTGTGTATCTTGCTGCTGCCCAGTCTTCTTCCTCTATGGCCTTGTAGTACAACTCAGAGAATAGATTAATTCCTGATGGAGTACCAATAAATATCGACCAACCTAATCTGTCTGAGAGGGCAGGTTGAACTATGTCTGTCCATAGCTCGTTCTTTAACTGAGCCACCTCATCTAAAACGCAACCATCGAGTCTTAATCCTCGCATGGCGTCCGGGTTATCACCTCCAAACAATCTAATGATCGCTCCATTATGTTTAAAACGTATTGACAATTCACCCTCGTTTATGTCAATCACAGAGGTTCTACGCAATGGTTCTATCTTCTGCTTTAGTCTTGCCCATGCAATTGCTTTAGCCTGTCTCAGAAACGGTGCAACATAGACAAACATGGCTAGTTCTTTGTCTGTCTTCATGGCCTTATCAATTAGCTCCATTATTGCAAGCTCAGTCTTCCCGGAACGTCTATGCAAAGCAAAACAACTAAACCTTTGTTTCTTTAAATGGCATTCCCTCTGCCACGCTCTTGGCGTGTATTCAAGCTTAACTAAAGGAGTGTTCATCTACTGTGGAACGCCTGTTGAGATAGTTAAATTAATATTCCCGGCATCAATACCAACTTTGTCTCCATATTCTTGTGGATACCATTTAGCCAACAACCTAAGACGTAAATCTGCCCTTGATCTCATCCAGTTAACGTGAGCGTTGTCAAGCCTTGCGTTCTCTCCTTCACCAATTACAGGAGGAGGAGTATCAACAAGTGCTAAAGCTTCTTCTGCTATTGCTCTTGCTCCAAGAAATCTAGACACATACACGAAGCGTGACATAAACTGTTCATCTTTATCCAACCACCGATACAAAGTTCTGTAAGAGGGCATACCTTTTTGCCTACAGAAAGCACGAACAGTACCACCAAGAGCAACGTGTTCTAAAACCTTTTCGCAGATCTCAGGATCTGGTTGAGATATAGGCCGTCCTAGTTTTGTAGATTGTTTTCCAACGGTCTGGAGTTTGCCCCCGGATTTGGTATTTACAGATTTTTGCAATTGTCCCCCTTGGTAAAGAAAAAATAGTACTAAGAGTGCCGTAGCCAAGATCAAAGTCTTCCCTTAATTCTCTGATTGCATCAACTATCGTCTGATCTATGCGACAGTTGTGATGACTGGAATTGATTCGATAGCCTTGATCATTAACAGCAATGTATTCTCTAGTAACTTGAGTAATTGCTGTCATTAATTAATTATAAATTATTCAAAGAATATATCAGTATTGACAAATGAGCAATAGATAGTTAGTCAAAAGGATCTCTTTTTTTTAAAATGTAGTATTGAGATTTGCAATTTGTACATTCTAGTAAAGTTCTAACAGAATAAGGTTCTGTGTTTTCTATGTCATTTTCAAAAATCAAAACAACTTTTTTATTACACCAATAACAATTCATTCTCTACCAAAGATAAGTTCATGGGCTGATAGTTCTATACCTCTATCCCATGCAATTGTTAATAGCTTACGTTGAATAGATGAAGGTATGTTACCGTGAGTGCTTTTCCAACGAGATACTGCGGCCGGGTCTCTATTAATACTTCTAGCTAACTCTCGGAGTCCACCAAATTCATTGATTGCTAGTTCAACCGGGGTGACTTGTGTATGTTCCATGTTTCTATATTGACATATAATCAACAAAAAGTATATAGCATTTAAAATTAATTATTTGACAACTGTTGACTAATCATCTACACTATATATCAGGTGGGCAATCCACTTTTACACATTTGTCTTAACTGCTATGCAACTAACACAAACACAAAAGCAAACTATCAACAACGATCTTGATCAGTTGCTTAACCTTATTGATGATCTAGGTACTCACTTCGATGACTTTCCTAGTGAAGCACAAGACCAATACGAAAAGCTTGCTAAATTAGTAGGCACAAAACAGTACAGATACTACAGCGATCAATTCGCAGATGTAGACCCACACATAGTTGCTGTTGAGGTACACGAGTCAACTTTAATTAAATAGTTGTAACCGTAAGGGGGCTTATAGCCCTCTTTCTTTTTGATCACTAACAAATTTATTTACTAAATCAATGAAGAAGAAATTCACCCTTAAAAAACTTGCCATCATACTTGGTGAGAAGATTGGTCAGGATGTATATCCAAGACAAATCAAGGTTTCCGGGAACTGGTTGTTTTACAAATCAGATGAATACGAAAAGACAGTTGATTGTCATTGGGCCAAGAATTGCCATAAACATGGCATAGTCAGTTCTGAGCCTTGGGATGTTGTGAAGATTGAAGATTCACCTTTTGTTTATCACAACCAAGACAAAGTTTTTGCAGCCACACAAGTATTAGATAAAGAATACTTGGCATACATAAACGAAAATAACACAAAAACAGTTTATGAATACTGGGAGGGTCATCGATGAATGACCAACAGAAGTTGGAGAGGTTGGCATATTTGTCCAACCTTCCTTATTTACAACACACATCAGAAGATTGGGACGAAGAGCTCAGACTTGAATGTGAGTTACAAGACCACCCTCAGTACATTTCTTTTTTAAACCAATGAGAAAACACACAATCACCGTCTATACAAATGACGAATATGGCCTTTACGAAATACTCAAAGAGGTCAGATCTGAAATTGATCGCAAGGTCTTTGACAGAGAAAATAAAAAACAACGCAAATTTAGTGGCACATGGGAGGTAGAAAAGACAATTGATTCACCTACATGGCGGTTCATGGGACATTATGAAACAGTTGCTATGTGGAAATCTAATGTCGTATCTGATGATGAATTTATTAAATTCCAACATGATCCATTTAGAAACCGGGGTAACTAAAACCAATGTCTACTACAACATCACAATGTGCCAAGATCCTTTGGCACTTACAAAACATAGGGCCACTTACACATAAACAAGCAGAGCCTTTATTTAATTGTTCACGACTAGCGGCCAGAGTTAATGATCTCCGGGAAGCAGGTCACAACATAGAAACAAAAATGATCAGACTCAGAAGTGGTAAAAAAGTTGCTGAGTATTCTATTCCAAAAATTGAAAAACAAGGAGAACTAAAATTATGAACGCAGTTTCATACCCAATCACAGACAAGCAATCATGGTTAGAAAATCGTTTGCTTGATGTTACATCAACAGAAGTATCATCACTATTTGACTTGTCACCATACAAATCAGAATACGAGCTTTATCACGAGAAGAAGGATAAAGTCGTTATTAATATTCCAGACAACGAAAGGATGATGTGGGGCCGCCAACTTGAGGATTCTATAGCACATGGCTGTGCTGAGAAAATGGGATGGAAAGTTGAGCAGTTTGACGAGTATATGCGAATCCCGGAACTACGCATAGGCAGTAGTTTTGATTACAAGATCACAAGCGAAAGTGAACCGGGCATACTTGAGGTAAAGAATGTCGATTGGCTTGCATTTAAAAATTCGTGGATTGAACATGACGATGGAACTATTGAAGCTCCAGAGCATATAGAACTACAATTGCACCACCAGTTATTAGTCAGCGGTTATTCTTGGGGTTGCATATGTGCCTTGGTTGGTGGCAACGAATTAAAAACTGTAATCATAAAAAAAGATCCACTTATTGAAACCAGAATAAAAAATATGGTGAAGATATTTTGGGACAGAATAAAAACAGGTAGATCCCCGGAAATTAATTTCGAGCGTGACACAAGCTACGTTATTAAAAACAGTAGGGCTCAAGAAGATCTAGGTATGGTTGCAGATGAAAACGTAGAAACTTTAATTGATCAATACGTTACTTTAAACAAATCAATTAAAGATGATAAAAAAGAACTAGATAAATTAAAAGCTCAAATTTTTGAGCAAAGCCAAGGTGCATCCAAGATTGTTTCTAAATATGGAAATGTAAATTGCGGAATGACCAAGGGTAGTAAAGGAACATTAATTACAGAAGATATGGTTGGCACATACATAAATGCCAAAAACCCATATCGTCAACTAAGAATCACACAACCAAAACCACAAGGAGCTAACAAATGACTTCATCAATCACACCACTTGCAGCCATGAATTCAACAATTGATCAAATGGCAGACAGATTTAATAAAGTTTTACCCAAAGAAATGCAAGGTAAATTTAGTAGTGTTTTAAAACTTACAGTAAGTAAGAACTCAAAATTGCTACAAGCAGACAGAATGAGTTTAATACAAACATTTATGGATGCCGCAACAGATGGTTTGTACTTGGATGGTAGAGAAGCGGCCGCAGTTCAATATGGACAAACAATTAATTACCTGCCAATGGTTGAAGGTATTATTAAATTAATGCACAACAGCGGATTAATTAAAACTATTTGTGCAGAAGTTGTGTATGAAAATGATTGTTTTGAGTATGAGCTTGGAAGTAATCCACATATCAAACACATTCCATTAATAGTTGGTGACCGGGGCAAACGTATTTGTGTTTACTGCATAGTTACAACTACTAACGAAGGTGAGTATATGGAAATAATGAATATGGACGAGGTAAACCAATGCAAAAAAGCTGCAAGGGGTAGCGAGTCCCCACATTCACCTTGGCAAAAATGGTTTGACCAAATGGCTAAGAAAACAGTTATTCATCGCATTGCAAAACGATTACCCAAAAATGATGCAATCAATTCTGTTGTAAGAATAGAGGATGAATTAGTTAAAGAACCTGTAGACGTTACACCAAAGAGCTCACTATCAAGATTACAAGAATCAATTGGAATGAAGGGTGCTGATGTAGAACAAGCGGCTAATGATTTATTAGAAAAATATAGTAAGGAAGAAAAATGACACTTAGATTATTAGATACTTTTGCAGGTATAGGTGGCTTTAGCTATGCTGCAGAACAATTACTAGGAGGTTTTAAAACTACACAATTTGTAGAAATTGAACCATACTGTCAAAAAGTCTTAAAAAAACATTGGCCTAACGTACCTATTCACGATGACATCAAAACATTTACAGCAAGTCCTTTTCAATTTGATTGCATCACCGGGGGGTTTCCCTGTCAGGACGTCAGCTTGGCCGGGCAACAACGTGGAATTACACGAGAGACACGTTCTGGATTGTTCTACGAACTCATCAGAATCATACGCATGGTACGACCCAAGTACGTCCTCTTGGAAAACGTGGCAGCGTTGCTTAATAACGGAATGGGAATCGTTCTTGGGGAGCTTTCCGAAATTGGGTACGATGCAGAATGGAAAGTTATTAGTGCTAGGGAAAGAGGTGCTTGTCACCTCCGTTCTAGGGTCTGGATCATTGCCTACCCCCACAACAATGGACAGCAAGGAGGAGAGTTTGAAACACGCAACAAAAATGTTGCAGGGCAAAACTCACAGGTCAAGTGGTCAGCCAATACAGAAAACATTGAGCGACACAATAATGATGGATCAGATAAAGCAGAACCCGGAATTGATGGAGATTTACAAGGATCATCAGATGGAGGAACGTCCATATCTGCCAACACAGGAGGAGTTTGTAAGTTATCTAAGGACACAAACGACAATAAAGAAATTAGCAGAGAAAACAAATATCAAAAAGACAACGATAGAACATTGGTTTCGCAGGGACAAGAAGGGATTCAGTTATCCCTCGATAGAACATTGGCAAGTAATCAAACCACACTTGAAAACAATACAGTTCGACATGGAGATGACAACAACACAAACAAAGGAATGGACAAACAAGGAGAAGATGTTACCAACACCAAGACAAAGGGATTGGAAAGGCAAGACAGGGGATTACAAGACAAGGGGTTACGGACCAACATTGCCAGACATAGCGGATCAGTTGCCAACTCCCAACACAATGGATCATTTACCGCAAAGAAGTCCAGAAGCATTAAAGAATCAGATGGAAGGGCCACGCAAGGGAAGAACAAAGCTTGCGAATTTAAGGGAAGCAGTAAACCCGGAGACAGTAAAGCTTTTCAACACGATGAAAAATTTGCCAACACCAAGAGCGTCAGGGGCAATGGGAGACAATTTAATAACAACACAGAACAGGGAGAAGAAAAGGGGAATGTTGGAGGATGTGATAGCACAGACCTTACCAACTCCCTGCACGAGGGATCACAAGGATTCCGGGGAGAACGTGAACTACCAGAAGGGGGCAGAAAAAGGCAAATTATCTGGCGTTCTCAACCACACTTACTCAACCCAAACTGGAGAGGGTACATATCTCAGCCAACGATTTGTAGAGGAGATGATGGGCTATCCTCTAAATTGGACGCGGCTGAACGAATAAGTGCATTAAAAGCTTTAGGCAACAGCATTGTGCCACAGGTTGCAACAATTCCTCTTGGTAGAATTTTAGATTTAGAAAAGGAGAATCAATAATGCATTTTTATTCTTTCAACATTGGCGATTACATGAGCCATACAATGCATCTGACCTTAATGGAAGACCTTGCATTTCGTAGATGTTTAGATATTTATTATCTGCACGAGAAACCATTGCCAGAAGATATAGGAGAAGTTGCCCGGTTAATAAGAATGCCAGAACAAAAACCAGAAGTAGCACAAGTGTTAAAAGAATTTTTTACACATAAAGTTGGTAAAGGGTTTGTACATAAAAGAACTGACCAAGAAATTACAAAGTATCAAGCCAAAATACAATCAGCCATAAGGGCAGGTAAAGCATCTGCTTTAGCAAGGTTCAACGCTAGTTCAACAGACGTTCAACCAAACAAGAAACAAGAAACAATAACCAAGAAACAAGAAACAAATATAAAGCGACCTAATAATGTAACTAAAAAAACATGGGAGGATTTTCTTATTCACAGAAAAAATTTAAAAAAACCTTTGACGGAAACTGCGTTGGAAGGTATTAAAAGAGAAGTAAATAAAACTTCTATTAGCTTGGAGGATGCATTAGTTATGGTGCAAGCAAGAGGATGGCAAAGTTTTAATTCAAAGTGGGTAGCTAAAGAAGAAAAATCATTTGCTAAAACAAATTACAGCGAGGGGGTACAAAAGATATGAGTTTAGAAAATTTAATTAACAAAGACAGGCCAACAAAAGAAGTATTATGTATTAAACATAATGTTGCGTATACTTCAACAAACTATATTGGTGAGCATTGGACAGAGTGTCCTAAATGCATGATAGAAATTAGGGACGCAGAAGCAAAGAAACAAATAGAACGTGACAAGCAAGCTGCATTAGAACGTGAGCAGCGTAGATGGATGTCAAAGATAAAAGGTGCAGCTATACCAGAACGATTTAAAGATCGGACATTGGATAGCTATGTAGCACAGACAAGTGGTCAACAGAAGGCATTAGCTTTTGCAAAAGAGTATGCAGAAAACTTTGACGAAGTAATTACAACAGGGCGTTCAGCTATCTTTATTGGCAAACCGGGTACAGGAAAAACTCATTTGGCAATAGGCATAGCGTTGAGCATTATGCAACAACAACGATCAGCTTTATTCGTGACCGTCCAAAGATTAATTAGAAGAGTCAAAGATAGTTGGCAGACAAAAACAGAAACAGAAAGCGAAATAATAGATGCGTTTGCGTCCCCGGATTTACTTATACTAGATGAGGTTGGTGTACAGTTTGGGTCAGAGTTTGAAAAACAAGTATTGTTTGATGTCCTAAATGAACGCTATGAAAAACTTAAACCATCTATTTTATTATCAAACATACCTAGTGAACAGTTGGCAGACTACCTTGGTGAACGTGTAACTGATAGGTTGCGTGAGAACGGAGGTGCTTTAATAGGTTTTAACTGGGAATCTTATAGGAAAAATTAATGGACAAATCAACTATTCTAAAAATTGCTAAATACAAATGCCAATTGGCAGAACTAGAAAGACATTATTGGTTTGAAGATTTAGATGCAAGGTTTTATAGGGTAAATCATGACCGTATAAAAGAGGAGATAAGGAGGTTAGAAAATGAATAAGAAATGGCGAATAACATTTAAGGAAATTATTAAAGATAGTTTTCCAACAAGAACAAGTGGGAAGCTTGATTCATTGATTGTTGAAGGTAGCACTATAAAAGCTGCTATAAGAAATTACTATGAAGGTAAATTATATTGGGATACTTTAATTAGAAACATAGTTAAAGTGGAGTTATTAGAAAATGATTGAAATAGTTTTAGGTTGGCCGCCATCTGAATTATCACCAAACAGAAGATTACATTGGGCGAAACTAGCTAACGCAAAAAAACAATATAGGAAAGATTGCTTAAGTGTATCGAGGGAACAATTAAAAAAATATTCTAAATTAAATAATTTACCAGAAAGATTAGTTTTAGAAATGACATTTATACCACCAGACAAACGTAGTTATGACCGGGATAATTTAGTTGCTAGAATGAAAGCAGGTATTGATGGTTTGGCTGATGCTTTGCGTATTAATGACAAACGATTTAATACTGTTATATCAACTATGGACTTAGACCGTTACGGTGGCTTTGTTCAAATACGCATACTAAAGGAAACACCTTATGGCACGAAAGATTAAAAACCTCTCAGTAAAGACACGAGAATACAAAGATAGAGATGGCAATGCCAAAGCAAATTGGCAAAACATTGGAGTCATCATGGAAAATGACCAAGGCAAACAGTTTATGCTTATTGATAGATGGGTAAACTTAGCAGGGTTGCCTGACTTTAGTGACAAACCAAATCCATCAGCAGTAATGGTATCTATTTTTGATGCAGATAATAATTACCAACCCGGAAAACCATCACCAAGTACACCAACGTATAAAGGTAATGATAATTCAGATGATTGGAATAGTTCACCTAAAGTACCAGAAGTAGACGAAATACCTTTTTAAAATAAAATACCCCAGAGTGAGCAGACCAGAAGAACACTCTGAGGTATCGACTCTAGATTGTGGGGAAGAGACTAGAGCCTAGTAGACCACCCTTTATTTCTTCGGTGGTCTACCTTTTTTTGTGCCGTATGTTCCTTTACCTTTTGGCATAATAAACTCCTTTTATTTTTAATTATGAAAGAATTTTTTTATTTTGTCCATAGTATTTAATTCATCTGCTCTATATTTTTTATCTAATGCAACTTCTAATTCTATAATTCTTCCTAACAAACTTGCTAAAAATACATCTTGTCTCATCTGATGTCTTATTAAATGCGTGCAATATCTTTTTACACCAACGTAATCATCGCTTTTTAAAACTTCTCTTACTCTCATCTCTACAGATAACTGCAACTCTATAGGTGGTTCTTCTATTTCAATGTTGAGAAATTTTTCTTTGTTCATTAATTTAATTTAGGAAACAAATTTTGTTCAAGCAAATCGACTAACTTATCGTCCACGGTATTCGAGGTCTGCTTTACAAAGGCACGACATAAATCAACCACTAATCTCTTACATCCTGTCGTTGTAAGGAAGCGTAATAATATTGGTTTTAGTATTTTGTACATAGTTTGTTTGTTTTTCCAAACATAGCACACGTTATTGAATCTTGCCTTCTATTCTGCTAACCGCTTCTGACAACTTGTTTAACCTAAAGTATATGTCTCGTATGTCTCGTTCTCTACGACTACTCATGTTAGATATAACCATAACTAAAGCGGTAGCAAATGCTCCCACTAATGCACCATATATCTCAGGCATTTGCGTAAATAAGTAATTATGTATAGTATGACTAATAAATCCTAATTATGGCAGAGGAACAAGAAGAAAAAGAAGGCACGGATTGGGGAGAAATCTTTGGTCATGCTGTCCGATTTATGATTCTTTGCTGGTCGCTTGCGATGATGACTCTTGGATACATGGACAAGATTCGTAATGATGGAGCGTTTTTAGCTGGTTTGACCAGTGGGGTTTTAGGTAGCTACGGTATCAGTGTGAACAAAAAGAAACCTGTAAACGCTGCTAAATTAGAAAGCAAAGACCCTAACGTAAAAGTCAAATGAAGAAGTTATTAGCATTACTGTTATTGTGTAGTCCTTCTGTAGCACTAGCAGACATCAATCACTCGATTCAGAATGTTGTATCTGTTTCTACATTAGGGGCAAGTTCAACGGCTAATCGCATAGGTACTACGTTTTCTGCATCAGGTACAAATGTCACGCCAACAGCAGGTGACACTGCAAATGCTATTGGTACTTTAGATTTAACAGATGCACAGATCACTAACGGAATTCCCACAATTGACGCTACAACTACTTACGCAGTTACAAATTCGGGGGATGCATGGTCAGTGTCGGAAAGCTATATCCAAGGGGATGCTATACCAAGTACAGGTATGACGGTTACTAATGGTACTGTACCTGCACTAGTAGTTTTTGGAGATACTACAACTTTTGCAGGTGGAAATATAGGCACAACAGCTATGACTATGGATAGTGGTGGAACGATGACAGTTAACCTATCTGCTACAGGAGCAGGTGTAACAG